TCCCAAAAATTCCCCGGGGGTATATTTTCCACAAACAATTCCACTTTTTCCGGGTTTAAAAGTATAGGGAAAGGAGCTCGAACTCTATAAGTAGAGAGAGGAGGCCGCTTGCCATCGAGAAGAAGGCGTTCAAAAGCTGAACGAACTCCTCGCAAACCGGCAACAACTCCTGAAGCTCGTGAGAATGAGATGGTTGGATTTGCCATTGATCTTGCCGAGGAGCAAATTCGTGATGGAACGGCTTCATCTCAAGTCATTACGCATTTTCTAAAGCTGGGTTCGACTCGTGAACGTCTTGAACAGCAGCGGCTCGAGCATGAAAACGAATTAACTCGCGTTAAGATCGAGGCTCTTGAATCTCAGCAGCGTGTTGAAGAGTTGTATGTTAAAGCGATCGATGCCATGCGTTCGTACATGGGAGAATTGCCTCCGCCCGAATCTGATGTCGAAGATTAGAACATATTCGGAGATTCGTCAATTAGAAACGTTCTTAGAACGATACGAGTATCTTAAAATAGGTGGAGTTACTGGAGAAGCAACCTTTGGGTTCAATCGATGGATTAATCAACGTTTTTACAAGTCTCGAGAGTGGAAGCGAGTTAGAAGTCATGTTATATCTCGGGATAATGGATGCGATTTAGGCATTCCTGGCTATGAGATCTATTCTAATTTAATAATCCATCACATGAATGCAATTACTGCAGATGACATTATACACAGTGACGAAGACCTTCTTGATCCGAATTTTCTCATAACGACAACACTTAGGACACATAACGCCATTCATTATGGGGATGAAAGTCTTCTTCCTAGAGGTCCGATTGTACGAGAGGCAGGTGACACAAAGCTTTGGTGACTGATACCGTCAAGAATCATCCAGCAGAGACAGCAATGCCAATTGCTACTGTATTGGCTGCATTGATTGCAAAACTAGCTGGTGTAGAAGATACAGATACGATTCTTTATCTGGCTCTAGCTCTCTCCTTTATTCCGGCCGCCGTAACTTGGGTTGTGAATTTAGTGAGAAAGCCCGATGGAAATCCCGGTAATTGATTTTCAGATTACATTAGTTGGATTTGGTACTTTTCTTATAGGCGTCGGTACTGCGCTTAGTGGAGTTGCCGCGTTTATGGCAGTTCGAAAACGTAGAAATGGTAAGGAGAATAATGGCGACTAGACAAAGATTAAGCGCGCACTTTGTTGTAGAGGAATTTGATTGTAGAGATGGTTCTAAGGTAGGGGCTCGTCATTACAATGGTTTAGGTTATTTGTGTCGAACGTATTTGGAACCATTGCGAGCTAAGTATGGACCGGTTAAGATCAATTCTGGTTTTCGAAGCGTAGAGCATAATAGAAGGATTGGTGGCGCTAGTAAAAGTTATCATGTTTATACAATTCATGATGGTAACGATCATGCTGCAGATATTACATGTGCTCGAGGAACTCCTCAGCAATGGCATGCTACACTTAATTGGCTGCGCAAGACTAAGCGTGGCGGTAGAGGTGGATTAGGATTGTACAGTACTTTCGTACACATCGATACTCGTGATTATCAAGCTAATTGGAGAGGATAACATGACTGAACATGACGCAGAGACGCCAGTTGGTCTTCCTGATGAGCCAGAAGTAGAGGTTCCGGAGGAGGAACCTGTTGCTGATGAAGATACTATGCCTCAGGAAGAAGCCGATGCGGATGAGACCGTGGATAATGCTGAGCGCGATGAAGATGCGGTAGCTTCAGATTCTCCTCCTATGCCAGCTCCGGATACTACTCCACCCGGATCGCCTGAAGATTCAGCAGAATAATTTAGAAAGAAAGATGGGTGAGATAAATGGAACCTAGTATTCTTAATAGTACTAAGAAAGTTTTGGGTATTGCCGAAGATTATACAGTATTTGATGTAGACGTTATTATGCATATCAATTCCGCACTTTCTACACTCACCCAGCTGGGGGTTGGACCTGCTGAAGGTTTTACTGTCGAAGATGCTGGTGATGAGTGGGAAGACTTCGTCGATCCCGACGATCATCAGTATAATGCAGTTAAGTCCTATGTGTATCTCAAGGTTAGGATGATCTTCGATCCGCCGTCGACGTCGTATCTTATTGCGGCACAGCAGAAGCAGATCGAAGAGCTCGAGTGGCGTCTGAATGTCCATCGGGAAGAGACGGGTTGGGTTGATCCCGATCCGGCAGTTCCTGAAGAAGCTGCTTAGGAGGCTGATATGGGAATTGAAGGTGTAGAACTTCTGTCTGATTGGCAGAATAGTGGTAGTGATGGAGTAGAGAGGGAAAGTGCTCAGGAAGAGTATGATCGCAAGGAAGCTGAGCAGAACGAGGCTAGAGTTGCTCGGCAGATCCGATTGGGTCATATTCCTAATCCGGACGAGGAGCCTCAGTCTGAAGAAGAGAAGCCAGAGAAGCCAGAGAAGGAATAGGAGGTAGAATGGACGCCTCCGAGGCAGCTGTAAAAAACATTCTTGAACACTTTGGTGTGAAAGGAATGCGTTGGGGCGTTCGTCGGAAGGCTACTGTTGGACCTCAGGAAGTTATTGTTAATGATAAGAGAAAGAAGATCAAGGTTACTGGTGGATCACGTCATCCGGCGAGCCCCGACGCGGTTCGTGCTCGTTCACTTGGACAAGTTGGAAGGAAAAGTGGACTCAAAGCTCTTTCTGATAATGAGCTAAATGATTATTCGAGGCGACTACAACTTGAACAAAACGTAAAGCGTCTTGAGTATAACGAAAAGAATGCTGCTCAGAAATTTGTTGCCGGTCTTCTTGGTCAGCGTGGAGGTAGAGCTCCAGATGAAGCCGGTAATGAAACTAGGAAGAGGATAGGCAAAGCTATTAAAGCTAGCGCCGCAGCTGCTGCTGCCGCTTAGAGAGGAGGGTTAGCGTGGGCCTGTCTAATACAGCGACACCGATTTATTACGGTCGGTTTCGTGAGGCAGTTCTTCGAGGTGAGATTCCTGTAAACCGTGAAATCTCCCAGGAGATGAATCGGATCGATTCGCTCATCGCTAACCCTAATATCTATTATGATGATCAAGCCGTTGAGGGATTTATTCGTTATTGTGAAGGAGAATTGACATTAACGGATGGATCGGATCTTCATCTGCTTGATTCATTCAAACTTTGGGCGGAACAGATCTTTGGTTGGTATTACTTTGTCGAGCGGTCAGTCTATGTCCCGACTAAAGAGAATCACGGAGGGCACTATGAGAAACGACTGATTAAGAAACGGCTTGTTCTTAAACAGTATCTGATAGTTGCTCGTGGAGCAGCTAAGTCGATGTATGCGTTCTTGATTCACAGTTATTTTCTAAATGTGGATGTATCAACTACGCATCAGATCAATACTGCTCCAACAATGAAACAAGCGGAAGAGGTTTTATCTCCGTTCCGAACTTCTATCACGCGCTCGCGCGGGCCATTATTCAAGTTCCTTACGGAGGGATCTCTTCAGAATACTACAGGTTCTCGAGCTAATCGAGTCAAGTTGGCTTCGACAAAGAAGGGTATCGAGAATTTCCTTACTGGTTCTATTCTCGAGATTCGTCCTATGGCCATCAATAAGTTGCAGGGGCTTCGTCCGAAGATCTCTACAATTGATGAATGGCTGTCTGGAGATCTTCGAGAAGATGTAGTGGGTGCAGTAGAGCAGGGAGCATCGAAGCTGGAGGATTATTTAATCGTAGCTATTAGTTCCGAGGGAACCGTTAGGGCGGGTTCCGGAGATACTATTAAGCTAGAGCTTGCTGACATTCTTAAAGGTGAATACTATGCGCCACACGTATCTATCTGGCATTACAAGCTGGATGAAATTGAAGAAGTTTCAGATCCAGCAATGTGGGTCAAAGCTAATCCAAATTTGGGTGCAACGGTGTCTTATGAAACTTATCAGCTTGATGTGGAGCGTGCTGAAAAGGCTCCTGCTTCTCGTAATGACATCCTTGCTAAGCGGTTCGGGATTCCGATGGAGGGTTACACTTATTTCTTTACTTACGAAGAAACTTTGGTTCATCGGACTCGTGAATTCTGGCAAATGGTTTGTGCTCTCGGTGCGGATCTTTCGCAGGGCGACGACTTTTGTGCATTCACGTTTCTATTCCCTCTAGGTCGAGAAAAGTACGGAGTAAAGACTCGAAGTTATATTACAGAACTAACTTTAATGAAGCTTCCAGCAGCAATGCGACAAAAGTATGACGAGTTTATCAATGAGGGAAGTCTTCATGTCATGGATGGCAATATTCTAGACATCATGGAGGTTTATGATGATCTAGACAGATTCATCCAGGCTTCTGAGTTCGATGTACGCGCGCTCGGGTATGACCCGTACAATGCCAAAGAGTTTGTCGCTCGTTGGGAAGGTGAGAACGGACCTTTCGGTATTGAGAAAGTGATTCAAGGTGCAAAAACCGAATCGGTTCCGTTGGGTGAAATTAAGATTCTGAGTGAAGAAAGACTTCTCATATTTGATCAATCACTCATGTCTTTTGCGATGGGTAACGCTATTACACTAGAGGATACTAATGGAAATCGAAAGCTCCTGAAGAGACGTCAAGATGAAAAGATTGATAATGTCTCTGCACTTTTGGATGCTTGGGTTGCATACAAGCTAAATAAGGAGGCTTTTGAGTGATTTTTAGGGAAGGAGGTGTAATGTGTCGCGATTTGGTACGGCGTTAACACATGCCTGGAATCTATTCGCAAATTTGGAGAATAGACGTGCTTTCTCTCAGTATGGAGATCCAAATTATGGAGGAAGACCAGATCGCGTTAGGCTCCGAATTCCTAATGAACGATCCCTTATTTCTTCAATTTACACACGTCTCAGTATTGATGTTGCTTCGGTTGATATGCGCCATGTACGGACGGATGATCAGAAACGATACCTTGAAGATATCGAAAGCGGCCTAAATAATTGTTTGACGGTCGAAGCTAATCTCGATCAAGCTGCGCGCGCTTTTAGACAGGATGTAGCTATGACTCTCTTTGATAGAGGCTGTGCGGCACTTGTTCCCGTCGATACAACGCTTAATCCAGAGCTTGGTGGATTTGATATCTTGACGCTTCGTGTTGGTGAAATCGTAGCGTGGTATCCGGAGTATGTACGAGTTAGTTTGTATAACGAGGCAGTTGGCCGACGTGAAGAAATTACTTTGAAGAAGTCGGCTGTAGCTATTGTTGAGAATCCGTTGTATGCGGTGATGAATGAACCGAATTCAACACTTCAGCGCCTACTTCATAAGCTTAATCTGTTGGATGTTATTGATGAACAATCTGCTTCAGGTAAATTAGATATTATCATACAAGATCGGAAGAGCGTCGTGTAGG